AGGCCAGAGCTTCATCCAGTGCAATCCCGGCTGAAATACCTGCCGGGGTGTCGCCTGATGCTGCTGTCTGGGGAACGGCGCAGGCGTTTGCATCCGACTGGACGTTCTGCCCCTTAGCAATCGCGGCACCGGCCTCGACGGCAACGATACCCAGTACGTTGACCGGCGTTACATCACCGGTAGCGGCATCCACCTCAGCCACGCCGAGCGCGACGGCCCCGGCCTGACAGGGCGCGTTATCGGCACCGACAAAGCGCTGTTGTGTCAGCGCCGCACTGGCCGTCACGGTAGTGGTCAGAATGACCTGCTGAGTTGTACCCATGACCGTCTCCTTATTTCACGATGTTGGTGACGAGATACCCGGCATCGCCACCGACCACGGCGACTTTGTAGATATCGGTATAACGGCAGTACTTCACCTTGCCGCCGACGCCATCATATTTGTCAGCCACCGGCATACCTTTACGGCGCAGGGTGTAACCGAATGACGGCTCATTTTCGTCGGCGCTGTCAGTGCCCGGCTGGGGTTTACCGACGTAATGCAGCATCAGGTTGTCGCCCCAGATATCGGTCGGGACTTTGTCCTTGCTCTGCGCGTCTTTCATGGAGGCCATGGAGACCGGCTCGCCGACCACCACATCTTCCAGCTGGAAAAGGTCTTTCAGAATTTCGAGGGTGATACGCTTGCGCTCGTTGGCACCAATCGCTGCCTGAATGGCCGGGTGGAACTTCAGCAGCGACATGACGCTTGCCCCCATGGTCATCAGGTTCGGCCGCAGACCGGTGGCGTTACGTACCGCTTCAATCCCGCCCTCAATGATGCCAATCGGGTCACCCTTGCCACCGGCCCAGCGGTCGGCAGCGGCCAGCGCCCTGACGTTAGCCGCGCGATAGACGTTTTTGTCCTGAGCCAGACGGGCCGCATACAGTTCGCGCTTCAGGTTGACACCGCTCGTCACACGGCGGATGGCTTTGGCTTCCTCGTTGAACATCGACTCGGCCTTCTCGCGATAGTCCACCGGCGCGGCCAGATCGTGTTCGTTGAGAACCAGGTCCAGCTTGCCGGTTTTCTCGCGTACCAGAACGTTGCTGTCAGCCCCTACGGCACGCTCGGTGTCGTACTCCACAAAGGCGGATTTACCGAAAGTCGGAACGGTCACACCTTCCTTATCGGTCTGGACAATGGGGAAGATGCGCTCGCCGATGAACGCGGCATTTTTATAACCGCGAGCGATGCTGGTCAGCACCGGGTCAACAACGCGCTTACCCTTTAAATAGTCAGACATGTTCTCTCCTTAATTACAGGCAGCGGGAGACAGCAGCGTCGTAGCTGATGCCCTCTTTTTTCGACAGTTCCAGCGCTTTCTGATGCAGCGCCAGACGTTCCGGGTCGGCTTCAGCGAACTCTGCTGACGTCGTTTTGATATCCGTGTTCACGCGGTCTTTGGTCGCGTGCTCACTGAAATTCAGTACCGGGGCAGTGCCATCCAGCAGCGTCTTAAACGCCGTGGCCAGCGGGGTGCGGGTATCGCCCTCGGCGAACTCGACAGGCTTATCACCCCCGGCTACCGCATCAAGAATGGCAACAACAACCGGTTTTGCTGCCGGGGTCAGGCGACCCGCGCCGACCAGCTTCTCGGCAAAGGAGACGTTGTCCGCGTGCAGTTTTTCCTGCCTGGTCTTCGCTTCCTGTTCCGCCCGCTGGGTGGCTTCCGCTTTCAGACGCGTATTTTCCGCCTGAAGCGCTTTGATTTCGTCATCAGTCATGGTGCTGTTCTCTTGTTGAGGGTTGGGATTGTGTTCACTGAAGTCCGGTTCAGACTTCCCGGTGTCGCGGTAAGCCTCTTCGCGCAGGGAGTCAACCTGCCATGAAGGAAGCACCTTGTCGGTCTCGTCCAGCCCGAACTGGGCGATCAGAAAATCGCGCAGACGCCCCCATAAAGAGGCATTGG